GTTTTTAAGAGTAAAGGTTTAAGATCCATCCGAACATTCTTCTGTCCAAAGTCTTTATTAATCATCGCATTGTACATACCTGTATTTAGTTTACTTACTTGAAGTTCAGTTGGTGGTGGAGGAGCGATGTAGTTTAGGTTATTACCAAATCCTTTTGCGAAATTATTATTGGCTAAAAGGTTAGTATTAATTTCAGGTTTCATCATCCCCTGTTCAGCTAATACGTTTTCAATCATTTTTTCGTTATTAGAATTCAAGATGACATCATCAAATTCGTTGGCTAATGGAGAGTTCTCAAACTGTTTAAAACGACCATATGTCCGGTTATTTACAAGGTTCTTTTGAAGTGTGGGGGGAATCCGTGCCTGTCTGGGAAGTGGTCGTGTAGGGCTACGGAAGAACTGTTGACCTTGTGCTATCCTATTTTCACGAGCTTTTCGTTCTTGGATCATAGCGACGTCTCGTTCTAGACGCCGAGCGAAATTGTCATTCGAATTTGACGCAGAATTGGGACTTTGAAGTTCCACGCCAGAACGACGAACAAATTCTTGAACCGACTGGCTCATATTACTATTGGTCACTATTTTTTTTAATAATCCTCTGTGAATCCGATACTTTCCTCAATCACATCAAGTCCGAATATGACTGGCTGTTTGGGGTAGGTTCTTCCCTTGTATTTAACAATCTCTTCTCGGACTTCAATATCCCTAGAGCTGAATGGTCCTACGTAGAAATCCTGGTTAAATTTAGGTTTACCGAGGTTGTTTGCAGAACAATGTTGGTTGAACATCTGCACGAAGATGGTCTGAGGAACACACAGTTCTTCACCATACTTGATAGATGTAGATTCCAGGAAGTTTGTGAGCGTACTCGCAACCATAGCCACTTGCTTCTTGATGATTTCAAAGTACTTCGGAACAACGTTCCAGATATCTCTATCCCTGTATTTGTTAGAATAATCAAGGTATCCACGAACGCACTTGAGGAGGATGATGGGTAGCTCCCTGTTGAGCTTCTCATCTAGCTGAGGATCAGCTTCCCTAACCTGCTTAGTGAAATTCCATGGAAGAATACGACGTAGGATAGAGCCAGAATTATCTTTCCAGTTTGGTACTTCGTTGCCACCCAAAACTCCAGGAACATTCCATTCAATAGATACCGCAGTCTTGTTCTTTACGGCGATAGATACATCTTCACCCGAAACTATAGACTGAAACTCCGCCTGTTCAAGGCCAAGATCGGATTTAATCTCTGGTGCAATGAACATGAAGTTATCCTTGATAGCAGACAAACCGAACTTCTTCTCAATATTATTCGCTAGGACACCAACATCCTCACTTTCATAGAACTTCTTGAATACCTTCGTAATTAGGGTACTTTTACCAGACCTCGCAATACCCTTGAAGAATGGGATAATTTGCCAAGAATCCAACTCACCAACATCATAACAGAGACGCCCACCCATCACATATGCCCAGTCACATACTTCCTGATCCAATTTCTGATACTTTAGAACCTTGTCGAAGTTTGGTGTTGGGATATCCTGCCACCTCTCCAGGTGTGAGAAGTCGTCAAACTGTTGATCAAAATACTTACAAGAAACGATAGTTGGATCTAGACACGCAAAGTCTGAGCTCTCATATGGATAGAAACGACAGTCATACACACCACGATCTGGGATCCATTCCTTACCAACAAAGAGACCGTTTTTGAAAGACCATACGTGTCTTCTCTTACTTATCTCAGGGAACTGCTGATCTTTGCATTTGGATACATGGTCAATAACCTCACGGAAAATACTTCCCTTACTTGTAAAGTTTTTCCAGTTTGTAAATGATGAATCTTTTTGAGCAATTGAATACACAAACTGATCTATAGGAAAAATTGGATTCCAAGCTCTAGTTCTGTACCCCTCGATAGTCTTGATTTCTTCACAACAATGTCCCTTGTATCTACGATACCCACACTTATATGTTTCTTCTAAAGTGTACAGGAGACATTTTTGATACGGTGAAATACTTTCAATCTCTTCATCATCCATAGCAGAAGGATCTGAAAACTTTGGAAATTGAGGCTGAACAGTTGGAGTACTTACACGTTCATAGGAGATGTAGTGACGTCGGATATTTTCATACCCATCCTCAATGTGTAGAATGATATTAGCAATACGCTTATCTAGACTAAGACCCAATTCATCAGACAGACTATCGTCATCCTTTGTATCACCATTTTTCATTTTCTCCTTTTTCATCTTGTTCATATGATTCCTTAACTCTACAGCGAAGTCAAGGTTCTTTTTTCTTATAGTCTTGATAGCTACCAAATCTATATCATTGATTGATACAGCCCCATATTCATTGAAGCAATTATTTGAAATGTACTGGTTGTATCCCAGCATCTGGTGACTAAGAAAGTCTTTTTCATGGAGTCCCCACGCATTCTCTAAATTTGATAAGAGGCGTGTACCCTGATCCTCATTCATCGACCGAATTTGCTGATTATGAAGCTCTGCCAAAGCTTCATACTTGTTGGGTTCCTTGTCGATGAAGTGGGTATTTTCCATATTAATGATACTACAGGTTTTTCTTTTAATTAGTTTTCAGAGATTGAAGTTGAGCTAAAATTTTCACTAAAATTTTATTTTGGACTTGGATCTGACTAGAAATTCCAACCAGAGCACTGCACACAGTGTCACCCTCATCGGTCGCGAACAGAGAACCGAGAAGCTCGGGTAAATCAATTTCCTCATCCTCACCAGGATCTATGATACTGTCAGTCTCAATTTCAATCTCGGATTCGGTATCTAAAATTTCACCATCTTCAATTTCATCAGGCTGTGTGGACATTTGTAGTAGACTGAGAAATTCTGGATCGCGAAATTTCGCATTTACCCAAAATTATTTTCTCTGCTTATAGTACAACAACTCTCAAAATGGCTGGCGGTCTTATGCAACTCGTCGCTTACGGTGCCCAGGATGTCTACCTTACCGGTAACCCTGAGGTAACTTTCTTCCAGGCTAAATACAAGCGCCACACTAACTTCGCGATGGAGAACATCGAGCAGACCGTGAACGGTACCGCCGCTGACTCCGGCCGCGTCTCCGTCACCGTTGCCCGCAACGGTGATCTCGTCGGCGACATGTACGTCGAACTCAAGGTCAAGGCTTCCGGTATTGACGAGGCTGGCGCCGCGTGGGTGGCCGAGCGTGCGATCAACAACGTCGAATTATCGATTGGTGGTCAGCGCATTGACAAGCAGTACCAGAAGTGGTGGCGTCTGTACACCGAGCTTTACCTCGATGACTCGAAGAAGGCTACTTACGGTAAGATGACATCCGGTATTTCCGGCAAGACTGTCTATTTGCCCCTATACTTCTTTTTCAACAGAAACCCAGGACTCTATTTGCCTTTGATTGCTTTGCAGTATCATGAGGTCAGGCTGGATTTTGACCTGTCCGCGCACTTCGATGAGTGGCTCGACACCTCCACCTTCAAGGTCTGGGCCAACTACATCTACCTTGACACTGAGGAGCGTCGCCGATTCGCCCAGAAGGGTCACGAGTACCTCATCGAGCAGTGCCAGCACACCGGCGCTGACACCGTTGACTCTGGCTCCACCAAGCAGGTCCGCCTCTCCTACAACCACCCCGTTAAGGAGCTTGTGTGGTGCTTCTCCAACACCCTCACCCAGAACTCCATGTTCAACTTCACCAACGCGTCCACCGATGCCGCCGTCAAGCTTCACACTGGTATGGCGCAAGCCGCTTCTTCCAACTCCTTCGTGTCCCTCTCCACTTATGGTGCCCCCATGCTTGGTGTCGGTGCCGAGGTTGGTGGCTCCGCCATCTTCACTGAGGATGAGATCGGTCCCCTCAACACCTTCAAGCTTGTGCTTAACGGCCAGGACCGCTTCAAGGAGCAGAAGGGCAAGTACTTCAACCAGGTCCAGCCCTTCCAGCACCACACTGGCTCCCCCTACGCCGGTGTCTACGCGTACTCCTTCGCGCTCAAGCCCGAGGAGCACCAGCCTACCGGCACTTGCAACTTCTCGCGCATTGATAACGCGCAGGTTGCTGTCACTATGGGCACCGCCAATGACGCGACCACCATGCACATGTTCGCCACTAACTACAACGTCCTTCGTATCCAGTCGGGTATGGGTGGCCTCGCTTTCTCCAACTAAATACTCATACGAAGTATTTTAGTAAATATCATTAAAAAACAAACCTCATTTTTAAAATGCACAGTACCAATGCTGTTTAAAAATGATTAGAGACATACGTATATCTATATGTATATGGGCAAATATACACGCACCCAACTGATTACTACTCTGACTATGATGTTGCACACCGCACAAGACGACCCTGATGTGGAACTTAATAGAACTATGGCACTCGCCATGTTTGAGGTTATACTCAGATATTACAATCTTTTAACACGAAAAGGTGATAAGAAACTCATTCAGGCCTGTTATGATAAGGCAAAAGGGCCTAAAAATGATCGCAGATTTGCGAAGTATGTTGTTAAATTTGAGGAACTTACTAGACCGCAACCCTTGCGCCGATCGAAGCGGTTAGCAAATAAGCGTACTTAAACGCAAGCCTCTCATTCTAGATAATGTTACTACGAAGAATCTATGATCTTATCACGAAAGTGGAAAAACCCAAGTTAGGTCGATGGTCTCTAAAGACATGTAATGAAATGGCGGCTTCTATAAACTCCGTGTACCAGAACAGAGATCACTGTGGTGATACGATATGTAAAACACCAAAAAAAGCTTCGGAGTATCCGGATAAGTCTAAATAATCATTTTTAAAACGCATATTCTATACGAGTTTTAAAAGAATTTTTAAAATTAGACGTTTTTAGCACGAGGGCGACGACGAGATATTTTGGTTTGTGATCTATATTTAGATGATCTTGATTTCCACCACCTGTATCCACCGAAACTAACTGAGATCATAGATACACAACATAAACAACACAGTA